GCCGATTTTGCGTGCGATCCGGATGAGTGGCGTTTCCACTTCCCCGATCAGACTCAGATGCGGGCAGGTAACGGGCGTTAAAAAAATATAGCCCTAGTTTAAAGAATGCCTCAGACGTATTATACTATCGCTGATATTCAGCTCCAGCCCGAGGCTGTTCAGGGCCCAGCGACGATCACGATGACCGACTTGGCCGACGCGTGGTCCTCACTGATTCCAATTGACACTCTGGCAGACAAGAAGGTGTGGGCCGCGCAGCCATATGACTTCCCCTTCCCCTACGTGAATCTGGGACCTCTGCCCGTTGTTGCTCAGGACCCCATGAGCACTTACGCAGCCGACCAGAACAACCGCTTCGTGCAGCGATACATAACCAAGTAAAATTATATCCCTTGTAATAATAATGGACCCTCTTGCTCTAGCAGCAATAGTCGGTTTGGTGTTTGCCGGAAAGAAACTGAGCGAGGACTCGCCGGCAACCACTGAATCTCGCAAACCCCTCCCCCCAATCTCCAGACTTGAGATTGACATGGCCTCCAATTCCCGGCAGCACCTCCAGGATTCTTATGGAATGCAAATCATGACCCCTGAGCTTGGGCGCCGCGTGGGCGACTTCCGCCTCGCACCCAAGCACGAGGTGCCTTCGCTCCAGGCATTCGACAAGCAGGCGACCCGTTCTCCATTTGGCCAGCCCGTGTATGATCTTTACGGCCGTCAGAACGTGACGAATAAGATGAATAATCTGCCGCCAGTCGAGCGCATCCGCGTGGGCCCTGGCCTAGGTGTCGCCCCAGATGTGCCAGCAACTGGCGGTTTCCAGCAGTTCTTCCGTGTTCTGCCCAATAATATCAACGAGGAGCGCCTCACGACCATCGAGGGCCGCGTAGGTCCAGCCAATCCCGTCGTCAAGAACGGCGGCGCAGGTGGTATCGGATCAGTTACTCACCAAGCCAAGGCGACGAAGACTTGGCACAGACCACCCGCCCAGAATAGCGCCCAGGGTCAGGGTGGAGCAATTCGAGGCTTCGAGGGCCGTCCTGATCAGATAAAGACCCGGCGGACCACCATCCGCCAAGAGACTGGCGCACGTGGCGACACTCTCGAGTTTGGCATCGCCCATTACAACGTCAAGCAGGCCTATGACGGCTCTCTCACTAACAAGTCTTCTCCCCACTTTTCCGGCAATCGCTCAAACCCAGATCGCCCTGGTAACGCAGGTAACATGAATGTTCGCTCCGATCCAACTGGCATGGTTGGCGCCATGACGAATCTTAAATCGGAATCGGTGCAACAGCAGGTGAATCCAGCCAATGGCGAACGCTTCCAGAACTACGTGGATGCTGAATTTTACAAATTTAACGAGAAGAAGGCGGCGACTGGGGCCAACCCATGGGCCACATCTGACAGCCTGGATATTGCGATCAAACAACTTGAGAAGAATTCATTCATCCAAGAGCCACTGTCTGTTCAGTGAAAAATGGGAAAAAATAATCTAGAGCAATTATAAAATGAGCGGAGGCATTGTTCAGCTCGTGGCTACAGGTGCTCAGGACGCTTGGCTGACCGGCAAGCCTGAGATTTCTTTCTTCCGGTCCAACTACAAGCGTTATACTCACTATGCTCATTCCGTGGAGCGCCAGGTCATCCAGGGCATCCCTCAAGCAGGTGGCATCTCCACCATCCGCTTCGAGCGCAAGGGTGATCTGCTGTCCTACGTTTATTTCACTGCACGCGACAATAACAACGCCGGAGTGGCAAATCTCGACTGGTCTAAGGTTATTGACAAGATTGATCTGCTCATCGGCGGTCAGGTTGTTGATACACAGGACTTCCAGTGGATGTCGGACGTCGAGCCAATTGTGGGCGCACAGTCTTTTTCCCAACGTTACCTGAACACGGCGCCCGGTAACTCAACCAACCAGAAGACCACTTTCTTCCCCCTCAAGTTCTTCTTCTGCAAGGACACCTTCCTGGCTCTGCCACTGGTGAGCCTTCAGTACGCAGACGTGGAGCTGCGCATCAACTGGTCCAGCCAGATGAGCGCAACTGTCAATTTCGGCCCCACCACCAACCCCCTTCTGGCGGCAACTCCTATGGCCTCGATCAACGTGGCCTCGGCAGTGACCTTCACAGGCCTGACGTCCAACGTGACCAACGTGGCACTGACGACCACCACGGGCCTCTATAACGGCCCAATCTTCCCAGGTATGCTCCTGAGCAACGTGGCACCTGGAACCGTAGATTTCAGCACGAGCTCAGTGGTCCAGAGCATCTACTCTAATCTCATCTCGGCATCCAATACTTTCACTTCTAACCTGGTGGTCTCCTTCTCCAACATCGCGAGCCCCTCTTCAAGCCTGCTGTACCCAGCCAACACCACGGCCAACCTGTACTCACCAGTGGCATCGGCGTCAACCGTGGGTGCGACTACAGTGGCGGCGGGCCAAACCTCGCTTGTCATCAACATCGCTCGCGTGGCCTCGATGACGTCAGAAACGATCCAGCCCGGTCAGTATGTGGCTGGTCTGCCAATGGCCGGCCCCGTCGTAGTGGCATCCAGCACCTCAACTACGGTTACTGTGACCTTCCCATCAGCATTGGAGGGGAGCATCCCAGCCGGCACCGTCTTCAGCTTCTTCCCAGGAGTGGCCGTCACCACGACCACTTACTCCCAGCTGCAGTTTGTGGCATGGGCCAACTACATCTACCTGGACCAGGCCGAGCGCAAGTTCTTCGCCGACAACACGCACGATCTGCTCATCCACCAGGTGCAGCGCGTGCCCATCAGCAATCAGCCCGTGCAGGAGTTGGCACTGGCTCACCCAGTCAAGTACATCGCCTTCCAGTCTAACAGCTACGCAACCGTCTTCCAGAACGGCAACAACTCAGTGAATGCGGCCAACTACTACCTGAAGACCCAGATCAACGGCGTGGATGTCGGCGAGTACAAGTCGCTGTCCCAGTACGTGGATGTGCCCCAGTACTACAACACCCCCTTCGGCTACGTCCATAACAACGCCGTGTCCAACGTGGCAATCATCAGCTACTGCCTAGACACGTCCAAGAACCAGCCAACCGGCACGATCAACTTCTCGCGCCTGGACACCTACCGCCTGGTAACCCCAGTGCAGCTCACCAACGGTCTGCTGGCACTGACCAACCCAGCGATCGCCAACCCCTACCTGTACGCAGTCAATTACAACGTGCTGCGCATCCAGAACGGTCTGGGCTCGCTGCTGTACGCAAATTAAGTTGAAAACTAATATAAGATGCCGCTCTGGATTTGGCTTATTCTTGCCATGCTCGTATTTTTGGCGAGTTACGACAAGCGCAGCGGTAATCTACAGAATTTTTTTGGTCCAGAATTAATAGTAGAGAGCCATGGCAGCTCTTCGAGAGAGGCACAAAGCAATAGCAATACCGATGAGCCAAATAGAGGGGGTGCCCCACTTTCTGGTCGTGCATGACCGAAGGTACCGTGAATGGACATTTGTCACAGGCGGGTGTCGCCGACGCGAAGTCTATAATCCGCTGAGATGCGCGGTTAGAGAACTCGAAGAAGAAACACGTGGAACGATCAACCTGAAGAGAGGCTCCTACGCCTACTTCAAGTTTTCGACCGACACCCCAGAACCTAGAGACATAGAAGATGGAGTTGATGTTCTCAACACCTATCACGTCTATGTCTTTGATCTCCCAATGACTTCAATAGAACACCGCCACGTAGTGAAACGGTTCGATGAAGAGAAGGAGAAGATGGAAAGCCACCTCGTTCCATTCAGAAAGAATTACGATGAAAATGATTTTTGTGAATTCGACACCCTAGAGGGGATCACCAAACGTGAAAACCTATGGCCCATGATCAGGACACACGTCATTAAGAACCCTGAATTTGTTCAGGCAATTCGTGCAAGAAATAAAACTCCATTTAACTTGAAAATTTAACGCGTAAAAAAATATTCAAAAAGAAACCTATATTGTATTAGGAATGACTCCCAGCAAGCTCTGGTATGCTCAGAAGCTCGCGACGCTCCGGAATGACGGTTCCAAACCCGAGGAGCTCGCAGATCAAATGACCATTCGCAGATTGTGTTACGAAATTGAGAAGATCGAGGAGGCTCCGGTCGAGCCCGAAGTAGCAGAGGAGCCAGCTGCACCAAACGAAGAAAAGAAGAAGAACCGCAAAAATAAGATTAAGAGTTTTTGGTCTAGAATTATATTGGATTCTTCCTCTTCTTCCGAGTCTGATTCTGACTTAGAAAAGAAAACACCTAATTAATTATGAACTTAAATTTATGGTCGGTACCCAAAGCCCCCGGGACCCACACCCTCATGGATGGTGGGATCCTCTTCGTGCCCGATGAAGATTCAGATGCATTTTTTCAGACTTATATTTCACAAGTGAAATTGGGAAAGAAATTGTATGTAGTCGAGCAGAAGACGGAGGTCTTCAAGTTTTTCGTGGATCTTGATTACAAGGCCCAAGAAAAACCAAGTGATGAATTTATTCTCAAAATTTGTGGAGCAATTCACGAGGCTCTTGATAAGCCTGGTAGGTGCTGCATCGCTCGTGCTCAGTCACGCCCCGTCAAGGAGGGGATCAAGACGGGTGTCCATATTCACTGGCCTGATTTCAAGGTGACCAAGCCGCAGGCGGTGTCGGCGCGGGCTAGAATTCTGCTCGCCATGCCCGACGGGCCGATTGACTGGAACTCGGTGGTTGATTCCAGCGTCTATGGAGGGTCTGGGCTCCGGATGCTTTGGTCGCACAAGAAACCGTCAGGTGACCCGTATGTTCCGTGGAAGCAGCTTGATGGCCCGGATTTCTCCAAGGAGCCCAATGTCGAGACCCTAGCTCTGTTCTCGATGCGCACGAGTATCAAGGAGGGGAGACCCAATCCGTTTGACGACGAGACGCCTGCAAGCGAGCCCATAGAGGAATTCATTCAGAGGTATATGCGGGGTCACAGGCAGACGCAGGTGAAGAAGATTCAACGGCTCGAGGCTGGTTCTGACGCTTGGTACGTTCAGACAGACTCCAAGTACTGTGAGCGCATCTGTGAAGAACACAGGTCAAATCACGTATGGTTCCTGATAAACAAAGGGAGAATTTGTCAGAGGTGCTTCAACGAGGAGTGCAAGTCGTTTTCTGGAGCTGAGCATATTCTTCCTCCCAGTATAATAGATGAAATCGTTGTTGTTGGTAGCCCTCCTACTAATTCTTTTCTGGGTCTTCTTTCCGAGAAGCACGCGAGGCCAGTTCCGGAAATACGAGCAGGAAATTCATCCGTACTCTGGCCTTGACCCAACAAGCTGGCAAAGATTCCTCAATAACATGGACCTTTTTGAATCTAAATTAGAAACAGATTTAGAAACGGCGGCAGAAGCTCTTTATACAGCACTTGAAAATATACGTGATATCAGTCTGGGGATCAGAAGAGCAGATGATGGGCAATATAAAGATGACCTAGAGGCGATTGCACTCAAACTCGGTTACGAAGGTGAATTTGAACTAAATAGAGTTGCTCTTTCACAAGGTCTTCGGTTTTATCCAAAGTACTTAAACGAGACAACACAGGAATACCCAGACAATGGCCCAGCCTTTATCCCAACCACCGTTAGATCTCACGGACAGTGAGCAGCGCACCCGTTCCGGGCGTGTATCCAAGCCCCCTGTTCGCTACGAGCCTGTTGAGCAAGTAGAGGACGATTACGCCAGTGAAGACTACGACACCGAGGAGGAGAACACCGAGGAGGAGAACAGCGTCGTTGATTCAGAGGACATTTCAGATGAAGAAGATGCAGATGAAGATGGTAATTTGGATGGTTTCGTAGTACCAGATAAAAGCGAGAGTGACGAAGAAGATAATGGACCCCCCGTCGTTCCTGTCAAAAAGCGACCAACCACCGGCAAACGAGTGGCCGGCCGAGCCCGAGCGTGAGTCTCGTCCTCAGATTTCCGACCAGCCGCGTTCAAACGCCCCCGCCATCAATATCGATGAGCTCAAAAATAACCCAGTGGTTATCGGGATCCTCATCGGTATTGTCATTGGCGTTATTCTGATGAATATGCGCCCGGTAATTATTAATCCTACAAAGTAATATATGAATCAGGAAAAGCAACTGGCTCTTATACGAAAAACCAATAGCAACATTCAAGCGCGCATGCAACGTGCATGGCGCATGCATCGGTTTGCCACAACTCCAGCCGAGCGCCAGAGGGTGGCGACTCGTGTGATCAATCCACTCGGTGCATTGATCCAGAGACTTTATTTACAAGAACTCAGACTAATGAATCGTCTTCTGCGGAGAAATGGAATTAGACAAGGCGCCCCAGTTACTATATATAGAAGAAATGAAGGTAATATAGGTGCATCAAACTGGATCGTCGCCAAGGCCAAGGCACAGGTGCGTTATAATAGTCAGGGTGTCCTTCGCAATCAGCTCAGAACCAAACTGAGAAATGATGGTTTGAGCTCTGAACTCATCAGTAAGATATTAAAGAATGCATATCCAAACAAAAATGCATTTAAATTAAACAATCATGTACGCAACTAGGTTGCCAGACTTTGAGTTGGTGCCTGTAAAGGTGCCGATGGGCCCAGTGCGCTCTTTAGTTAGATCCTCTTGAAGGACACCAATCCACGGGTTTTCTCTCACCTGTGTCTTGGGTTCCATATCGCGAAAAATCTCATATTGGTTATCGGGCGCGCCCACTCCTGGTACGACCTCACGAGGAGCGCCGAGCGCTGCATCATAGGCCGGAACAGATTTGGAAATTGGTGCAGGTGGGCACAGCTTCGGAATGCGAACGTAGGCTAGCCAAAGAAGCAGACCTATAATCGCCAATCCGATTAGAACACCTAGCATTTACTATTTGTATTTATTTTTCTACGCCTCGGTCTCTGGCTCCTCGGTCACTGAAGCAAGGGCACCCTCGGCCTCAATGCGCCGGCGCTCAATCTCAGCAGCCACCTTGGCGTCAGCAATCGCAACCAGCTCCTCGATTGGCTTGTCTGGAAACTCCTTCTTCAGGTCATCCAGCAAATCGGCTGGGTGGGGAATGGGAGGAACGTCTGGCCTGGTGTAGAACTTGGAGTTCTCGTCCGATGGATTAATGTAGGGGAACTCACCATTAGTTGGCTTGGCTACCGAGTCGCGCTTGCGCTTCTCGAACATCGAAGCCGCCTGAGCCTGGTTCTCCTTGTACTTGGTCATAATCTCCTCGAGCTTTTCATTGGCGTAATGAACGTTGTCAATCTCATCACGGTTTGGAGGGATCAGAAGCCACTTGTACATATCAACCACGTAAATGTCGAACGTTGCATCCTCCTTCTGAAGGCGCTTGGCGTGGTTAGCCGCCTCGTCGCGGGTGGAAAAGCATCCACGAATCTTCATACCCAGAAGCTCATTCTTCTGGGGCTGATCTGGACCCACGAAACTCACGCACGCGAAAACCTGGCCAGGTACGGTGACGTAATCGCTCTCAAGAGAACCCATTATAATACAATGTAGCAAAACCTTTAAGTAAAATTTAGGTCTTGTGACCGACCTAAGGATGACATACTCAAAACATGTATGGATCAAATACGTCATCTTCACAACTTGATGAAGAAGAACCTGATCAAAAAATGGGTCAAACCAGGAAATTTAGTTCTGGATTGTGGGTGCGGACGCGGCGGCGACTGGTGGAAGTGGAAGGACGTTCAGGCTACCGTGGTGGCGATCGACCCGGACGCGGATGCCCTCGCCGAGGCTAGACAGCGCCTCAAGACGGTGGGGGCCCCCATCACCATCATAGGCCCAGGCACTATAGAAGATGCAGTGGCAGAAGGACCCTTCGACGTAATCTGCTACAACTTTTCTATTCACTATATTTTTTCGTCTCCAATTTTATTTCAAAATTCAATCAAGGCTCTGAGCAAGGCTGTCCGGAAGGGCGGGTTGGTCATCGGTATAACCCCTGATGGATCCAGAATGAATTTTGATTCTAAATTTATAGATCCATTAGGAAACACTCTTGAGAAGATAAATCCTAATATCCTCAGTGTCAGACTAGTAGATGGTCCTTTCTATGCAGATGGCCCAAAAGAGGAACCAATTTTGGATCGAAAAATATTCGTAAAAGCGATGAGTGACGCGGGCTTCATCACCCTCAAGTGGGAACCCATGCTCAAGGAACCCAATGGCCACGTGTCAGATATATACACGACATTCGTGTTCCGTAAAAAATACTAGATACTCTTAGATGAGTGGGCTATTGCTCCTCGGTTTATTATTCTTCCCAATGGTTGAAATAATCAAGTCGGTTAAAGACCCAGAGATGCTCACTGAGATCAAGAGGAGGTACGACATCATACGCACGAGCCTCCCAGCAGACGCACGGTGGGAGAGAATCTGCACCAAATACGCCATCGTCACAGGCATGGATACTAGTTCAGGTGTGGTTGGGAGTAACGTGAATAAGGGATACGAGATATATATCTGCTTGGATGGAGAAGATATAGACTCGGCTATGTATGTGTTTTTGCACGAGCTGGCTCACATGACTGTATCTGAATACGATCACACTACCAAGTTCTGGGACAATTTCAAGGACCTTCGAATTGTATGCCAAAATATAGGCGTGTATTCACCTGTAGGGGCTAAGCAGTACTGTGGAAAGGAGGTTAAGGACTAGAGGTAACTGCAACGCCGGCGCGTCGTCTTGCTTCCGCTGGTACCGAGCCGCATCCACATCCCGTCGCGCTTGTCGCGAACCCAGCGGCCACACCCTTTTGTACTAGGCTTATTCATGATAGAACGGTAAATCAAGTCGTGCATCCCATTCTTAGCCTTTTTGGCAGAACGAGTATTTGATTTGTTTGGGTTCTTCGACTTGCGTCTCATAGCCATATGTCTCGCCATGAACACCTTTAGGTTTCTGCGACGCTGAACTACAGCTCGGTTAAACTCTCTCAAGAAAGAAGAATGCGTCTTGGCGAGCTGCTTAAGAGTCATACTTAATTTAGTTCTATATTAAATTAAGATCTCTCATCAAGGAATTTCTTTACAAAATAGAACAGGATTGCAGCCACGAGGGCGGTCACAACCATCCCCGTGACTGACATCTCGCCGTTCTCACCGAGGAACTTGGGAACCATAGTGGAGAGCTTGTCCTGGACTGGCTTGGAATACGCTGCAACAGAAGCGAGGCCAGCCAGAGCGGCCTGAAACTGCTCGTCAGTCAGACCGAATGGGTTCTTCGAGCCCTTGTCGCCACCGCCGCTTGAGCGCTGAGTGGGCTTGTTACCGCTCTTCATCATCATTGGGGGACCCATCACCTCGTCTTGCATCATCTGACCTGGACCAGCCATAACATCTTCAATTGCAGTGGAAAACTCTGCCATTTGAGATTCGTCAATTTTATTTTCTGGGTTTAAATCCGCTGGATCGCTCAAGAGTCCTGTCGGGGGGCCCTTCTTATTTTCATCCGGAATTGGTTGCGAAAAATCTAAACCTGCATTTGGGTCGTAACTCTGCATTCTAATTCTTTCAGAGGTTTTAGAATTGAAATGAGGACGCGTAGCGTCATATTCAATTCGCCAGGTCACCGCGACTTCTTCACCACAATGGTAGGAGCTCCCCGTGCTCTAGGAACGGCGGCTGTGGGGGCGATTGATCCGTGCCGTGGGTTATAGTTGCGCTGGTGGTATTGCCAGAATGCAGGGGCCCCCACCTTGAAGTTCTTGCGTATAGGCGCCTTGTACCAGAACACCATGTCCTGGATGCGATTGGTCTTGCACGTGGTGTCAAGAACAAGGCATTCGTAATTCTCCGTGCATGCGTCCATCACCTGGCAAAAGGAGTCGAAGCTCGGGAACATACCGAAGAAGCACTTGTAGAGGTTCTCGCGGTTCTGCTTCACGTTATCACGAAGGACAAACACGTAGTCAGTATTAGAACGAATCATAGGCGTCATGTCCATGACATACTGGGTCGTCATCATGAAGAAGATGTTCCAGTGGCGGCCATTCATAAACAGACTGCGCATAACCGTGTCGCGCATAAAGGCCCTGTCATACATGCAGTCGTCCATCAGGATGAAGACCGGTGGAAGCTTCTCCTTACCCACCCTGGCGGCGATCTTCTTCTGACGGTCCATGATCTTCTCAATGGCCTCCTTGTTGTAGTCGCTATACACAAACAGGTCAGGGATAAACTGCTTGTAATGACCGTTACCATCCTCCGTGCCGGACATGGCTATACCAGCCGGTACGTGCTTCTTGTGCCACAGGATATCCGTCACCAGAGTGGATTTGCCTGTGCCACGCTTCCCTATAAACACACATACCCGGTCATCCCGCATCTGACTTGGGTTGAATTTTTTGAGATTAAAACTCATCTACTTTACCCTTTCAAATTTGAAACTAAAATTCGGCGCAGGTATGGCTTAGAAATAAGATCTGATATTCTATTAGATATGTCCGCTGGTGACATCCAGCTGGCAGCACTAGGGCAGCAGGACGCCCTTATAACAGGCAAGCCCAGTGTAACCTACTTTTCCGGCATGTATTCGCGCAACACCCCATTCGTTCTTCAAGCGTACGACATCCCTTTTAATGGGTCCAAGATCCTTTTCGACTCTATTCAGACGTGCAAGATCCCTTTCAAAGGGGATATAGTGAGGGGTCTAACACTAAAAACTGACATGCCATATTTAAAGAATCCTGGTTCAGAGTGGAACTGGCCTGCTCCCGCATCCGAATCAGGATTCTACGCTCGAATTGTTATAGATGGCGTCTTTATCCGCGCCCCCACCGTGGGACTAGCCTACTACTCCACCAATATTCAGTCCCAGCAACAGTGGATGCAAGTCGCCGCCCCGTCTCCATACTCAGGCCCTCCACTTGCTTCTAAGATTTCCTACAATGCAAATCTCAACAAGTGGAGTTTCACAACAACTTCGAATATCACAGTAGAACCCAGTATGGCGCCGTTTTGGGGTCTTGATCCCAAGAACTTTTCAAACATCTACACCGATGGTAACATCAATTACATTTCATCTCTCACTCTTCAGGGCAATCTGTCCCAATTCACCCTAGAGCAAGGCGGGTGGGCGCGAGGTTCGGGTCTCCCAACTGCTGAAAAGAGAGCAGGTCTGTATTTCTCCGTAACATCTAATATAACACCCGCGATAACACCAACTTCCACCGAGTTCCAGCTTTACACCAAGGCGGGTGATTTATCCTCTAAATACACCTTTTTTAATATAGCAAAACAGTCTTTCATCGCCACAGTCGCGGGTTCTTCCTTTTCATTCCCTGTACCTGGCGGTCTTATTCAGTTTATTCAGAGTGGTGCATACGTTCTCAGAGGCGGTCTATTATCCGACGGTTCAGTTTATTCTATAGGAATAGGCGTGACTACGACGGATGCCCACCCAGGTTCTTCTAATTTCATTGTAGAGCACGTATTCTCAACCTCGTCAAACCCCACACCCTCCTTTTCAATCCCCTTTAATATTGTCGTACCAATCGGCCAGATTATTTACGCCTATATAGATATTCGGGTCACCACTCAAGGGGGCTTGCCGAACGCACGAATTCTTTCAGGATCTCAACTGAGCATAGGCCCCCTCGATCAGTTCTTCATTATGTCTCCCGCTTCTTCACCAACCGGAACTCAGCTCAGTCTCGCGAGCTTCAACTCGTACCCCCCGCAGATTAGCACTTCAAAAATTGTTACCGTCCAGACGAGCAACTCGTTCTCATTCAACAAAGTGGGTACTTTCCTCGTAACCGCCGTTCTCTCTCTACAGACGTCTGTGCTCGTCTCAGTCAAGCTGAGCAAGGGCACCCGCGGGGCGGGAACTCTTCTCTACAATTACACGGCATTCTACGGAACGCCGGCACAGCCCTCTTTCGACTTTACACTTCCGGTTTCCGTCGTCTCTACAGGAGACTTGTATTACATAGACATTACTATGCAGACATTCTCAAGCGGCGTCATAGCATCTGATTTAATTTTGGGTTCAAATGTGTCTTACTTGGTGATTGTTCAGAATACATCAGCAAATCCAACCGCATCTTACCCAGAGAACGGTATCCAGTTCAATTCAGGTGGAACCTCATTTTTTGCCACTGGTGGTAATTTACCACTGAACACAGGGTTTTTAGCCCCAGTTGGGTCTTCATCAAACTTTAACTTGATTGGTGGTAATCTCAGCGTCACCATAGGTGGCTTGTACCTTATGCAGGCCGTCTTATCCACGGATCAGGTTCTTACATCAATTCGCTTCGGAAATAACATTTACCCTATTGGAGTTGGTCTCTTGCCGCCCTATTCCATAGGCGTTCCTTACTACATAGCATTTGCCTCGGTGGCCACTCCAAATATAGTGAGCATAGGCTACACCACTGAATCTGGTGGGAGTACCGTGACGGTACTTCCAGACACATTCCTATCAATCGGCCCCCTCGCCAGTAACATCATTGACGTTTTCAACTACGTGGATTCAGTAGGAACCCACCTCATAAAGCAGGCCGACCTGCGCATAGGTGGCCAGCTCATTCAGAGCCTCACAGGAGAGGCCATAGAACTTTACAATGACCTGTACGTGCCATACGAGCAGCAACCCGGTCTCACCCTCCTCACAGGGAAACTCGACTACTCCAATGTGTATGACCCAGGTCGAACTTACTATACGAATTTACCCTTTTATTTCTATGGAAATAACGAATTGTCCATACCTGTAGCCGCACTGGATCGCCAGGACCTCGAGGTCGTCATCACATTCAGACCATTCAAGGAACTCACTTATATTTCAAATATAGCCAACGTCAGTGCAACTATTAACTCTACTATCCTAGTCGAGTACGGTTACCTATCAGAAAGCGAAGTCAATTGGATGCGTAAAAACAGGTTGGAGTACCTGATAACTCAGACCCAAGTCACTACATTCACAGTGCCGGTTGGATTCACTACAGGTCGGTTCAATCTGCCTTTCCTCAATCCAGTAAGAGAGATTTATATTGTGATCCAAAATTCGAACGCCCCAGTATATGACTATGGTGATAATGGTCTTCAGAACATATCACTGTCCTTTAACGGTCAGGACTTTCTGAGTCGCCAGGTCATCGACAGTAGTTATCTCCAGTACGTCGAGGCTTTCAAACACTTTGAATTTGCACCAAAAAGGAAGTTCTATATTTACTCCTTCGCGAATGACCCCATGAATCCACGTCCCACCGGTACCATCAACATGAGTCGCATCAAGGACAAGGTGCTCGAGATTACGACTAGCCCCTACAGTAATACCAGAAACATCAGGGTATATGCCATCAGCTACAATATGCTCAGGATAGAGAATGGTCTTGCGGGTCTCCTCTTCAATTTTATTTGAGAATTAGTAATAGAATGGCAGGAAGAGCTACACTCGCCTACCTGGGAGCCGACGATGTCATGCTCATCGGTAACCCCGAGATTACCTACTTTCTTGAACGTTATACGGCATGCATACCATTTTCCAAGCGTCTCGAGGTTATCAGTTTCGATTCACAGGTGAGATTCGGTCAGGAATCTTCAATTGAAATTACTAAAAGAGGAGACCTAGTGACTGCTCTGTACCTTAGATTTAACCCACCTGCAATTCCGGCAGTATGCGACGGTGCTATGAATTACATGATTGAATATGCGGAGATTTACTGTGGTTCTCAGCTCGTGGAACGGCTCTATGGCGAATACATTGATATGATGAATGACATCAGGGTACCAGCCGGAAAGC